ATTTTGAATCCGCTTTACGTGAACCTGAAATACGTTGGTTAATACCCATACCAATTTTGTCGGCAAGTGTTGATGCGTTGTGTTGCTTTCCACCTTTACCTTCGAACGTCATCTTACAAGGAACTGAACCAACAGAATCCCATAAGAATAATAAACTATAATCTAATTCACCTTTTTCTTGTGCATCCAATAATGAATTGATATAATCTGTAATTTGTTCGATGTAGTTAAAGTTGTTGTTGAAGATATAAAATCCATCCCAATCAACTTCACCCGTTGTTTCATCAACAACCTCTTCACAATCAAAACCCATAAGTTTTGCGTGTTCAAAAGACCATTTCTGTTCCGTAATAATAAACACAGGTAATATACCTTTTTTCTGAGCATCCACCGCAGTTTTAACCAAAGCAGTTGTTTTTCCCGTATCAGAGTGACCCAAGAACATATTCAAATGTCCAATAGCCGGACCAGGTAATCCAACAGCATCCAAGAAATCAGAACCTAAGTCAAAAAATCTTTGTGGTTTATATTTTGCAGAAGTGGAAAACTTCTTTTTAACTGAACTGAAATCGTTCTTTTTAATTGCCATGTGTGATATAAATTAAATCATGTATGGTACCATACAAGATACCATACATGATGTGTTTTGTTTATTAGAAAGGTAATTCTGTATCAACCTCAGCGTCAGCTTGTGGGTCAACTTCTTCAACTTTTTCTGCCGATTTTTTACCACCGATAGTAGTTGTTTCTTGAGATGAATTTTCATAAACATATCCACCCTTATCTGAATCCCATTTTGGTGTTTCACCACGAGCGATTGCTTCAAGATAATCAACAGGTTTTTTAGAATATACATCCAACCAAGTCATCTCGTCATTAATCCAAGCGTTAGCTTGAACTTTGTCTTCATGAACAGGAGTTGGGTCATCATACATGATTGTAGAAATACTTGTGTATTCTTTACCTGCTGGTGTTTTAGATTTACTTAATTCGATAATAAGGTCACGTCCTTTTTCAGGGTCAGTGATATCACCTTTGTTTCTCCAAATCGGAATGATTTTATCTAAGATACCATCATTCTTGTAGTTGTGTTTAAATCTCCAAAATTTAACACCATCAGCTTCGTTATCACGGTCGATAACTTTAACGATGTAAAACTTACGAGACTTGTATTGTTTTGCTAATTCTTTGTCAGATTCTTTACCCGTAGACATCAACTCTTCGTAAACCTCATTCAAAGGTGAACGTTCGTTGTCATTTTTTCCTGGGTCAAAGAATTTGTTCCATTGTCCACCAACTTGAATTTCGTGGTACCATGCTTCTTTNAATGGTGAAGAACCATCTGGTGTTGGTAGNATACGTATTCTACGTTGTCCTGATTTCTCTTTGTCAGAAAGGATACAAGCGAAATACTTTTTCATTCTTTCGTCTTGTGACATTTTACCTTGGGCTCCGCCCCCACCTTGTTGTGATTTTTCGTACTGTGCCAATACGGCGTCTAATGAACTCATCATATGTATAATTTTTAAATTGTGTTCTATAAATATAAGCCAAGTTTATCACTTTGTCAAATAAAAAAAGGTCTTTATTACAAGACCTTTTAAATTATTTAATACCAATACAATACGAGATTATCTCATATTATTATCAGGATTACTTGACGGTTGGAATGAACCTTTAATATCATTCACATTAATATCCGTTACTTGGTCAGGAGTTAAAACATAATCATTTTTTCCCGTCTTTTCCATATCTTCTTTCTTATCNTCAAAGAAATCTGAAAGTTTTTGATTAAATGGATATGAATCATAGGTTCTTAACTCCAATTTTTCTTGAGGNGTTTTTTCTCTATACTTTTCAATCTTGGTTTCAAGGTCGTTAAGTTTNTTCATAATCGCATCCATCTCACCTAATCTTGATTCCAATTTATTTATTTGACCAAATAAATTNTCAAAGTAATCNTCTTGTTTTTTNTCAATATTTTTTTGAGAATCAACCAAATCAGTTACATCAAGTTCTTCACTTCCACTTTCTTCAGTTTCAGTTTTTTCTTCAGTCTCACCTTTTTCGTCAACCTTTTCAACATCAGGGTCATTAGCCACATCGATAACCGCAGGTTCTGCCATTTCAGGTGCCGCAACTTCTCCACCAGGAGCAGGCGGGGGAGCAATTTCACCAGGAGCAGGTGCCATTAAAGCATCTAACTCTGTAGGTTCAGGAGCAGCTTGCTCTGTAATATATCGATTGATACTTCTGTATCTTTCAATTTCGTTTAATATTTTTTTATCTATTGCCATTATTATCCGTTTAATAATTGTTTAACACCTCTTGATGTTTCTACTCTAACTTGTCTATTAGCAGTAGTCATATGACCAGCTCTTTCAATTAAGCCGTCTCTTTCTCTTACAGTATAACAGTCACCAGTATCTAAATCACATACTTGTTTAGTTCCGTCTCCGTTATCTTCTTCAGAATATCTAACTGATTTTCCTAAGTAATTGTCTAATGTTGATTTTAAGCTCATAAAAATCTTTTTAATATAAATATATCGGTTATGTGTTAAATTATGTTAATGTTGAATGTAAATGATTGGAACGCTGGAGGTATTATATTGTTGGGGTCAGCAAATGAGTTTGGCGATAAAGCCAATAAAGATATTTTTGACTCAACTGACGATATCTGATTAAATTCAACATCATCGTTCATAGTTTGTTTTATAATATTTAAAATATCAGTACGATTAACACTAAATGATTGTTTATTAGAACTAACATAAGATGCCAAGTCATTTGAGAATTCTCCTTCAGCCACGACAAAATCAAATGTTGTATTGTTTGGTCCCTCCGCTTTTTTAATTGCTCTCCAAGTCCATTCAGTTTGACCTGATAATATATCCCAAAGACCCGCGTCCGGGTTAATTGTAACCAATAACGAATTAGTACTACCATTAGAATTATATGTGATTGACCCATTCATAACTAATGGGCCTGTTTGTTGTGGTTGTGTGTTGGCATTTAAAGGAACACCTGGTACTGATGTTGGTGGTTGTGGTTCGGTTTGCAATGGATTATAAGTAAAAAGATTTGAACTTATTACATTACCATTAATACTTCTAATAACTATTGGATTTTGTTGAAGATTTGTTAACCCATTATTATTATAAGGCACAATAACATTTAAATTTGTACTAGCATTAATTGTAAACTCAGTCGTTGTAACATTATTAATAGTTATTCCGGTCGTAAGTTCTAAGTCAGTTCCAACAATACTTAATATTGTTTGTTTAGTACCCGTTAATGGTGAGAATGAAATTATTGTTGGAATAGGACAAACAGGTGTTGATGATGGTGTAGTATTCAAGTTATTTGGAACTGGAGTTACGCCAGCATTTACATTTATATTAAGAGTGAGTGTGTTTTTAGTTGAAAGTCTTAGGTCTTGTGTGGCAGAAGCATCTAATTTAGCATCCGCAGCACTCTTAAATGCATCTTGGAATGTTTTACTTAATTGTGTAAACTCACTCACTTCTTTTGAATCAAAATACTCTTCCGTAACACTAGGGTTAGACCAATAACAAGCATAATATTTAGTAATACCTAATCCAGTATCACCATAAATTCTATCAATATCAGTTGTTAATGATGAAATCATAAAATCAAGAAACTTATCAATTGATTCAAAAATTGCAATAGGTTTAGAAACTTTACCGTTTAATTTTTGAACGTCAACACAGGCACTTTTTCCAGGAACAAAATAATCACTTCTACTATAATAATCTTTAGTTAATTCTATTATGGCGTAATTATTATTATAACCATTAAATGTTTTCCCTTTGAATGTTTTAACATAACAAATCATATAGATTAAAAGTTGTAATCTAGGGTTTGATGTCTTTGCTTTAATCGCATCCACTAATTGTGTTGGATTTAATGATGTACCTAATGTTGTTACAAAATCACCATAACTGATATAAGCAGGAACCAAACCATTAATACAACTATTTGTTGCAGCAGCAACATTATTTCCTGTTTGTTGTATTTGAGCAGCTTTATTAATTTCAGTAATCCTTTCACTAACCGTACTGTCTTTTTTAACTTTTAATAATGACTCAATTTGTGTTAATAAATTTTGATTAACACTTTGTAAATAATTATCAATCGCAGGCAAATCATAAATTCCTTGTCTGATACCCGAAAAACTAGTTTGGAATATACCAGGTTGTACCGTATGTTTAACTTCTGTAATTAAATAAGGTCCATTAAACAATGGAACGTGTCTTAAATTAAAATACATTGTTGGTTGAATTAACGCATTTCCCATTGAAACAACTTGACAAGTATAACTTCTTTGTTTGTAGTAATTATAAATGCCAACATTTTGAGTTGTACTATTTCTTCCATTAGCTTGGTTGCTCATATCTAATTCAGCCAATATCGACTCTGAAGTTGCTTTACCACTATCCATTGAAACGTTAAATGAATAAAATATATTTTGATTTCTAATACCCAAATCAACATTAAATCCAACACACCTATTTGACAACGCATAATCGCTTTTATTTTGCCAATCTTCCATTAACGGATTATCTGAAGCTCGTCTCATCTCAAACGCATCATCTCTATATCTAGAATTACCCTCAGGTAAATCCAAATATTGTGATGGAAGGCCAGTATAAAAACAAACCATTTTTGGTGTTGATTTTCTATAGTCAACATCTAAAAATGTTCCCCACATATTATCCGCAAACTTTAACGAACCTTCTTTGTTTTGTGATATTGTTGTACCATCAACTTCTTGAATATTATAAAAGTTAACATAAGAAGGTAATGGCATAACATTAAACTTATTGTTAATCAACATACTACTTAAAAAAGTAAAAACACTCATACGTAAATTCAACGCTTTGTTATTTTCTACATCACCAAAAGCGTCTCTAAGAGCAAAAATATCAATAATAATAGTATCCCCAATATTTCTTGATGCTCTATCTAAAAACATAAAGTCCTCAAATAATGTTTTACTTTTATAATCAGAACCCGCAATCCACTTATCATTTAATGCTTTAAAGACTTCATAATTCTCAACTTTACTTTGTTGTCCATCAATAACACTCTTAATTGTTTTTTCAGGTAATTGGTCTTGATTAGGTAATTTATCTCTTACTTGTGTTAGTAATGTATTCAATAAATCGTTTTGAAAATTTGCAGTTTGTTGTAAATAACTTTGAATTGTTTGTTTAAACCCATCACTTGTTATACTTGGAGAATATAATTTTTGTGTGGCATACATCTTAACTAAAGGAGCACATAATGTAATATTTTGGGTATTGAATCCAATATTATTATCNATAAAGAAATCAGTTATGTACGAACCACTATCACTATAAATTAAATTTTGAATTGTTGAAAATCCGACTTCNGTTTCTAATGTTGCCCATTGTTGTGGATAAGATAATTTAGATTGTTCTAAAGTTATTGTTCCTCCACCAGGTAATGTATTAAAAACATAAGGGTCAAATTGAATTGGGTCAACAACAGTTGGTGTTGTTAAATTTTGTGATAAAAACGAATTAAATATTCTTCTTTTATAGTTTGCAGGATTACCATACTTTAATAGAACATCATACTCTAAGAAAGACTTCATCGTATTAGTAAAGACTCCTAATTGATTTTCAGCTAACACATTAAAATATTCCTCGTTTGTTGTTGTTGATTGTTTTGTCGTAACACTCATCAAACTTCTAAAAAGATATTGGAAGTTTTTATAAACAGCGTTAATATCAACAGGTGAAACACCAATTGCTACTTGAACTTGTGGACCTAAATCAATATCCGCAATAGGTTTACAAAAGTTTAAAAACTCTTGTTCCAATTTATCTAAAATACTTCTATCAAATACAGAAAAGATTTCCTCTATTTTACTATATTCATCACTCGATAATAATGTGAATGGAGCTTGACTTGATGTGTTTGGTAATATTTTATTAACATATGAATCAGGTTGTGGTTTTACAACTTGATTGGCATCGAAATAACCATAGTTTGGTGTTGACCACAATAATCTAACAGAACCATTATACATAGATTCGTTATTTGTTAAATCAACTTTGGTTGCTCCATTTGAAACGCAATTTAATTCGGCTTGATTTGCCAAAACTGAACCAAATGATGGAACAACAAAATATTTTGGTCCTGTAACCGCAATTGATGGTGGTACCTCACAGGGTTCACTACTCGTAGTTGGGTCTTCAATATTATCTGGTAGAATTACTGACCAAGTTTGAAAATTAAGTGTTGTGTTATTTTGTGTTGCATTAAAATTAGAATCATCAAAGTTATAAACTTTCATACCTTCATTAACACTCTTCTGTATTTCTTTGTCGGTGTAATTCACATATAAATCATATCCCTTATAAAATACGTTAAAGTCATTAATAACTTTAGGGAAAAATCCTGTTTGAATTTTAATGTTTGAGGTAGTTTGTTCTTGTAAAGTTATTTGTTTAACACCGTCAAATGTAAACTCATATGTCTTTGTTTCGGCACTTGTAATAGGGTCAAAGTTTTCTTTGTAGTTAAAGTTTTTCCAAGCGGAATCAATAATATCAACACCTTGTTCTTTATATGTTTTATATCTATACCAAACAGAACCTAATTTAAGAATCCAAGCATAAGGCATTTTATGAATAGCACCAAACTTTTTAAAACAAGAAGCAATATAATCTAAATCATTTGAAGAATCTAATGTCTTATATCTTTCTCTTAATGACGCTAATGGTAATGAATTCAAGAATAAATAAGCCGCTTGGATATATGGGTATTTATCATTTCTTCTCCAATTATAAACACCATTCTGTATTGCATTAATAAAATACGGAGTATTAAGTATTGATGTAATTGTTTGAGTTGATAAACTAAGTGTTGGTGAAATGTAATTAACATAACCCTCTGTTGGTACAAAATCAGATACCTCTCTACCTTTAAAGAACGCATCCAATCCAACAATATTATTTAAACTTGGTGTTGTTGGATTTAAATATGAAAAGTTGGTAACAGGTCGGTTTGTTGTTTTATTATAAACACTGGTAAAATTGGCAATAACATTTCTCTCATCAAATACTGTCATTACATTTTTAGTATCATACACTAATTCACCTTTACTAAGATTACTTGAACTCATATTGTTTTCAACCCAAGAAGGATTAGTAAACGGATATGTGTCAACAACCAAAGGAGTATTTGAAGCGTTTTTAACCAATTGAGTTAATGCCTCAGAACTTGGTGATTCTTGAGGGATTTTACCTAAATCTTTTATACTAAGAATATTAAACGAATTTTCTGTGAGATTTTTAATATAAGGTGTTACAAATAAATCTCTACTAAATTCTTGATAAGACCTACCAGTTCCATCATTTGATATTGATTGTAAAAACAAATCATAACTTGGTTCACTTAAATTCCAGTTTTTTAATTTGAATGTAATATACGGTGAACTAATTCCAAGACCTAAAACAATATTATTAGTCTCTGTTTCAATATTTAAGTTAATTAATTGATTACGTTGATTTTGGTTTGCTCTAATAAATCCAGAATAGTTTGAGGTTAAGAATTGTCTTTCCCATATTTCATAGAAAAATTTAACTTCTTCTTTATTGGCATAAGCAAGACCAATTGAAGGAAATTCAATTGCATTTATATTAATTACCTTAGTTGTCTGTCCATTGTCGGTTGGTGGTTGAACAATAGGAGGATTAAACTTTTGAGTTAAACCTCTCATAAACTCTTCAACAAATTCAACCTCAGGCCATTTTTCATACAAATAACCTTTAGTAACTCCAACAACAGATGGGTCACCAATATATTTTAATTGAAATCTTCCTTTTTTATCATCAGGAGTTTCAACAAAAAATTGAGGCCAAGGATAAACAGGTATTTGTGAATTGGCATAATTTGAATTATTATTTAATGCAGTTGGAGCAACAGGAACATTACCACGAGTGTCGGTTCCTTGTGCCGCAGTTTGATTATTTATAATTACTTCTTTTCTAACTGGGTCATACTTAACATTCCAAGCGTTGGTATGTACATCATCAAGTAATCTAATAAACCCTTCTGCCGATGCCATAACAACCGCACAAATATTTCTAACACTAGGTTTAAATCCAATACCTGTATCTGAGTTTTCAATTTTTCTTGCCAAATCTGCCGATATAACAGTTTCATATTCCGATAGTTTTTTGTTGGCCTCAGTTTCAATTTGTGATATTGTTCTATCAAATTTATCCTCACCATCAAAAACATACAACGGTTCGTTAATTTTTGAAACTTTAGATGGGTTTTGTTGAGTTCCTTTAGTTGTTTCTTGAAAAGGTCTTAAAATATCTTCAATATATTTTTTTATATTAACTAAGTCTTCATTAGTTGGAGAAGTAATTCCAGTTTGTTCTTGAAGTGTCTTTAACAAATCAACACTTTCAAAATCAATATCAATAGTAAACATACCATATACAATACTATTTTTAATTGGGGATAAACCTTTTTTACCTAAAACAGGATTTGATGCCAATAAATCATTATACTCCTTTATTTGACCATTTAATAAACTTTTTGCCGTTTCTCTAACTTGAGCATTTGCTGGTGTTAAATATTGGTTTTTAAATGTATAAACATATTGACCTGTAACCAAAACAATTGGTTTTGGGTTCATATATGTTTTAAACCAAGAATTAGAAGCTCCTCTAATTTGATTGAAATATGCTGATAGAACATCTTTATATTGTCTAATATCAGTTAAAGGTTGAACATTAGCCGGAGGATAAGAAGCAATAATTGATTTTTCAAAATTACTAAGTTTACTCATTAATTGAGCAACCGTTAACTCAGGGAAGTCCTCAGGAATTAATTTTTTGGCTTTATATTCACTATAAACCTCAACTATTTTTTCATAACCTCTTTCCGATACTATTTGTGTTACAACATTATCTTGGCTATTTGTTGGTTCTGAAACTCTAACACCTAAAGCAGATGAATTTTTTCCTAACTCTAATGTTCCTGTCGGTCTCGAAACATCATATCTTGTACTATACATATGTGGTGTCGCCAACAAGTTCCCAATAGAAATTTCATTAAGAATATTAAACTTATATCCAACAAACTCTAATCTAACTTGGTAGTTACCACTGAATGAGTTATAACTAGCGTTAAATGTTCTAAGATTTAATTGGTATTTAATGGCTTGACCATAATAACCTTTAAGGGTTAAATAAAACGGACAATATGGTAAATTAAAAAAGGCTGCGTAAGGTGAACTATTACCTAATTGAAATAATGCTCTACCTTGAATATCCTCCAATAAAATTGTTACAGTAGGAATAAATGAAGTGTTTGTACTGACCTCAATTGAGGTTATACCCAATAAACCACTATCAACAACTTTCCCTTCTTCAACAGGTGACATTTTCTTATAAGCTTGGTTATTTGGACCAATTATTGTCTCCTCCTTTAGTTGATTAACACCTTTTTGATTTATAGAATCTTTACCAGTTAATTCATCATAATAACCAGTACTTAAGTAAGTTCCTTCTGTTGGTCTTAAGAAATTCATCTTAGCAACTGAAATGGTTCTAATTCTATCTTCGGGACTACCACCAACAGATAATTTTGTTCTTGGTACAACTTCAGCCTCTAAATTGGCATACATAACCAAATTTTCGTGGTCAACCAATCTTTCCGCAATATTACCAAACGCATCAATTGTTTTGTTAGGGTCAACAACAATTATGTTGTTGTAATCAAAATCAACCAATATGTTTCCACTGTTATCTCCTGGTCTGTTACCTGCCATAATAATAAAAATAATTATCCAACGCCGCTTTATAGTCTTGTAATGATGGTAGTAATGGATAAGGAATAATCAATACAGCACCATCATATATATTATTTTCAAGTCCACCAAATTGAGGATTACCTTGTAATATCAACCAACCAAAATATGGTGAGTTATAATATTCTTGTGATATAATATCTAATCTACTTTGAGCAACTTTATAAATGTAATTTTTATCTGTGGTTTTTTGTGGCAAGTCAACAAAGGGGACAACAGTTTGTTCTCCATTAATTAAAAATTCACTATATCTGTTATAATATTGAAATGCCATTATAATAGTTTTGTTTTAGACACATAAGTTAATGGTGAAACTGCATCATTCCAAGTTTTAGTAATAGTATTTAAATTACCAAATTGACCTAACCCTTTAATCAATGTTATTTGATTTTCACTATTAGCGTTTTCTGTTGTATAAGTAAACACTCGTTTTTTACCTTTAGTATAAGGAGTAAACTTTAAAAACGGAACCAATTCTTCCTTTTCTTTTTTATCAATTATTCCCCTTGTAATTTTATTTTCCTTTTCAAAATTTGGTTTTGTTTGTGTTATCCAATATTCATCAAACGCATCCACCAATTTTTTTCCATTATTTCCAATTAAGTCAACATTACTAATAATATTACCAATTAATGCATTTCTAAATGTTTCTTGTTTTTTTGAATCAATAACGTCATTTGACATTAACATATAAACTCTTCTTAATGATAAATTCTTGTTAGTAAATACCTCTGTTTGGAATGGATTAAAAACATCTTTTGTTTTAATTTTTGTAGAATTAGGAAACACTAATGGCCCCGAATAACCCTCAAAAGTAGTCTCAGTAATTATTGCTTCATTAAACGCATAAATACTTTCACCAATTTTTTTTATATCGTTTTTTAATTCTTCTAGTGTTGTTGAAACACCTGAAGTAGTATCAACATCACTAGTTCCAGAAGTAATGTATGTTGTTATTTGTCCATTCTTTTTGGCAAATCCATCGGTACCAGTATCTGTAAATCCCGGAACTTCATAAATAATTGTATTAATTCTTGATAATTTTGGAATATAAACTTGTTGAGCGTTTACCATTCCTTGAGTTATCATAGTTACAGGATTTTGATATACACCTTTTTTCTCTTGCAAGAATTTAACATAATTGTCTTTAACTTGACGAATAACTTTATTTGAAAAACTAAACTTTTTTTCATTTAAAAATTGAATGAACCCTTCATCATCACCTTTAACATCCGCAATTAAATCTGAAAATATTTCGTCAATTCTTTTTTCAACATTGTATGGTTTTCCAAATAGTTCTACGTTTGAAGGTGTGGGCGTTAAATCCAAGGCAAATTCTCCATCTTTATAAGTTCTTTCTAACATCCATTGTTGTCTTAAAGCATTATTATATTGATTAACACATTCTCTATTTTTATTAACAACATTTGTGAAATATGTTTGAGTATCCGTAATTAAATCATCCATAAAAGTTTGATAACTTGTTGTACCTGAAACAATATCTCCAGAATTAACCGTTGTTATTATTGTACCAACCGTCGATTCATTTGTTTGACCTTGATTAGGTAATGCGTCGTTAAGTGTTGGAGGTGGAATATTTTTATTAGCATCTAAAATTTGTTTATCAATAACCTTATAACTATCATCTGTTGGTGTTGCTCTATCGTCATAAATTTCAGTATTAGCATAATAGTTAAATGTTAACGCATTCTGTAATTTATCAACCGATTCTTTTAATCCACTACCACCAACAAAGTTAAATCCCATAGTAACAATGGCAATCATAGGTTGAACACCAATACCTTCAGGATTAATATCTAACTCTTCATAGGTAAATCCTAAACTTGTTGGAATAATTTTTGTATTATAAAAGTCACCAATTCTTAATACTAAAACAGGAGGTGCTCCAAAAGACGTGTTTGTGGCGTTGTTGTATTCTAAAACATCTTTTCCACCAACAGATTTAACTGTAGGTATTGTATCTCCAGGTCTCATACATTGTTGTAAGAATGTAAGTCTAGAATTTAATCCTTCAGGTGTCATTGAGTGAAAAGCCGGTTGGAAAAACTTTAATTTTTCTTTTAAGTTATCATAAACCATCGGAGTTTCTTCTTTTATTGTTTCAAAATAATCACACTCAGATAATAATGCCCTTAATACTCTTTTACTAATATTATCTCTAACAACAACTTTTTGTTCTAAAACATTCTGAGTAACCGTCTTAGTTACAACATTACCAACGGTAACATCTGTTTTTGCTTGTTGGGCCTCCGATGGTGGTTTATTTAAATCAGACTTAATACTTGAAATAAACGCTCTTCTACACGCCATAGCATTTGTTGAAAATATTTTTTCTGTTGGAGACAAACTATCAGCATCGTTATCTGTACAGTTAACTTTTTCACCACTAATAAATTTTTTTTCAAGGTCAAATTTTTGAACTTGGGACACGACTTCACCTTCAGCAACTCTTGTAAATAACAATCTTGATTCTTCTACAAATTGTTTTATTTCAGTTTTTCCAGTCATATATGTTATTGCAGAATCAATACGTCTTTCCGATAACTTTTTATTATAATCTTTTTTTGCTGGTGCTGAAGCACTACCAGCTATTGTTATTGTAACCGTTCCCGGATAATTAGACATTTGAGTTTTTAACTCATTTATAAAATCATCAATCTTATCTTTGTTTGGTTTAATTACCGATTGAAAAAAGTTTGTTGTTTGAGCGACAACACTATTTGGACCATAAGTTCCTTCTCTACTAATATATGGTGTATACGTGTCCTCATAATTAACACCAAGTTGTGTTGGAATATCATTATCAAAATAAAACCCTAAATCATTATATGCCATTATTTTATTATTAGCATCTGTAACACCGGCAGTTCCTTGAGCCACCGCATCTATATTACCAACAGTCTTCACAGCATATTCAACAGATTCTTTTGATAATTCTTTTGAAGTAATGGCTTGTTGAATTTGAAATAAATCATCTTGTTTTATTGTATAATATTTCTTAGCAAGTTCATATAAATCATATTTCCTACATCCCGCAAAGAACGATTCCAAAATACTATCGATTCTTACTTTATTGGTTTCATTATTTAAAACCTTGTTAACAATAACATTTAACGCTGACGGATGGTCAACAACAATTTTCCAAGTTAAAGTACCCGTTCTTGAAGTATTCTTATAAGTATAAATTGGTTCGGGTCTTCCCAAAAATTCATTAGCATTCCAGTTAGCATTAACACTTTCAGTAAACGTTAATGCATATGGAGGGAACCACATTACTCTACCACCGTTAGGTCCTCTTTCACAAACCGGCAAATCAGCAACCGCATAACCCGGAGCGTTTGACGTAGCCCAAGCCAAGTTCTCAATCGAGAACATATATTTCTTGGCATAACCATTATTATCATTTCCAATTAAGTTTGTCGAATCTTGACCACCTTCTTGTTTGTTTGGAGCAATATTAAGGTTATAGGTATTATCCAATACCGAATAAGAAAATCTTCTACCCTGTGTTGTAATACCATCAGTTTTTTGTAAGTCATTAAATTGAAGATATGGTGTATCTTTGGCAAAAACTCGGCAATATTCCGTACCAACTTCTTGTCCAATTGAACCGATGTATGAAAGAACTCTAGAACCCTTTGTAATCTCTTTATAACCATCGTGAAAGACCTTACTCACTTGGTCAATAGCATTACCTACATGTTGTAATCTTTTACCACCTTGAGGTTGGCTATCGATAATTCTTTGGGTGTCATCTAAAATTGAACCTTCACGATATACTCTATTTGTTGATTCAGTTGAGTTGTAAGATGAGGGCTTAAAGTCTTCATCTTGATTAAAGATTGCTCCACCAAGACCAACTTTTTTACCGGCATTACCTTTATACTTTGGAGAAACCCAAGTAAATCCACCCTCAATACCACCACCATTACTATATGTAGGACCATTAGCGCCAAGTCTAACTTCTTGTGAAGGACCTTCATAAAGTTGAGCAAGTTCTTGTGGTCCATAGACCGGCATTTGTTGTTCCTGACCATAGGTATTTACAGGTAAATCTCCTGATGGAGAAAATACTCTTGACGGGTCAGAGGTAATAGAACCTACATAGTAATCACTATTATTGGTTGTTGAACCAACAATCGCCCCGCCCAATCTGTCAAATAAAGTTCTATCAAAACTTGGTTTATATTTGTTAAAATCAATATTACCAAATAAACGGGACTTTTGTCCACTACCCAAATTGTTATAAAACAATTGTGAACCTGTGGTATTTGCTCCCAATAAACCAGTTAATAATTTTCCAACGGTAGATTGTCTATAGGCGTTCTGTAATTGTTGAATTGTTGTTGGTTGACCTGGATTAATACTTGGGTCAAAATATGAACCAGGAATTGTAGATACAGGTAAAATACTACCAGCAAGTCTTAAAGCAAAATCACTAGCAGCAAGAATTGGATTTGAAGAAATTGTAATCTTATAGTTAGGTTCAATTAAAGGAACTCTACCGGTTACAAGACTTAAAATGTCTGTTCCACTTCTTACGTTGAATATGTTGGCTCTTCCAATTGTGTCTTGAAGTATTTGTGCTGCGATTCGAGCTTGAAAATCTTTTCTTAAGTTTTCAGCACCCATTCTTGCAATATACGAATCTTGACTTAACAGACCATCACTACCTTGTGGGTCTTTAAATAATAAGATTGATACGGGAGAATAACTTGAAGGGACGAATAATGATGGATTAAAATTATTTGAATACGGTTGTCCGTTTCCTTGTCTATCTTGGTCAGGTGTAACTGAATTAAACGTTCCAATTGCGTTTGCGGCATCTAACCCCTGTCCAACACCAGCATAAGCATTTAATGGTTTCCAAGCCGGTGAAATGTTTCCAATACCCTTATCCGAAGCAATAAACGATTCATCAACAATATTGGCATCTTGATAACCATATTCCCCCTCGTTTGATTTACTATTAAGTAATCCGTTAGGGTCGGGTGCTTGTCTATAACCACCCTCATTTCCATATTGATTTAACGGGAATAATTTGTTGGCTAAAGAAGGTTCGTCAATAAGTTGGTCAGGACTATCAATAACAGAATAATCTGATTGACTATACTCAAAATTAATAGG